GGTGGATATTGCATTGTAGTTCTTCGATAATCTTTATCGTCAAAGTTTTGACGTGTCATTGGCAACTCTACACCATCTTTATTTTTTGCTTTAGTATTGTCAAACAAATCTAATATGCTTAAATCTTCTTTAATTCTTGCTTGACCTTGTCCACGCAAAGCATATGGGTAAGTAGGATGACCTGAAACATTTGATTTCATATCACTCATGCTTACTTCACCAACGTTTTGTATTGTTAAAGGTTCTTTGTTTAATTGAAACTCATCTGCATTTGCTAACCTAGCTTGTGGCAAAGTTATTGTGCCATCGTTCTTACCTTTTGCTCTAAAGTTAACATCAATAATTCTGTTGATTTCTTTTCTTTCTCCACCTGTCGTGCCATCTAATGGGTTTTCTGAACGTATGCCTTTCCAGTTTAAGTTTACTTTTGCACCTGTTTCTTTATCTGTTGAGGTAGTGCGTATTAATTTATCTAATTCATCTAATTGTTTGCTGTCTAATTTAGCAAGAGCAGACTGTAACATTGTATCTGTAACTTGTTTACTAAAGTCCATGCCAGTTGGTTTCATCGCAAATGGTAAGTATATAGGGTCTTCACCAAATGTATCTCTAGCAAGTTTAGCTTGACTAATTAACTTATCAATAGGTTCTTCTGCTGATGCCCATAACAATCCTCGCTTATAACTTTCAGGTAAAAACATATAATCTTGTCCACCTAACAAATCAACAGGCTTATTTAATGGCTGACCATCAACATGTGTAAGAATACCACCTGCTTTTGTAGTATCTGATTGACTAGCAACAAATGGTCTACCTTCGTAATCTTGTATTGATTTAGTAGGTGCAGTAATCAGGTTTTCACCAACAACTGTACGACCATATTGGTCTAACAGTCCACCACTTATGTTTGCTAAATCACCTACACGTGCAGAGTTTTTATCTTTACCACCTGAGTATCGTATATCTACATCACCAATTGGAATAGATGATACGTCTCGTTTTGTATTATCGACAACCACACCTTTGTTTTCTAATATTTTTGACGTGTCTGCATTGAAGGTTACATAGTTTCTTGTTTTTCTTTCTGTGTCTGACAACCCACGTGAATCACCATCAAAGTATTGTCTACCCATTACACCATTTGCATGTAATCGTAACGAAACTATTTTTTCTACTGCACTTTGTGGTCTTTCTGACGTTAATGCTTCTTTAGGTATTCCATTTTCAGCTATCTCTCTTTCTACTAAATAACCATAAATGCTTGAGCCATCTGTTGGTGTAGGTGCTGTGCCACGACCTAAGCCATCTATCTCTAATTGCAGTCTGCGTAATTCATTAGTAATGCTATCACGTTCTGCCATTAACTTATCTGTGTTAATTGGCTTTCCACCTAATAGACCTACTACTTCATTGTCAGCAAAATCAACATTTAATTGTGCATTAATTTCATCTTTTCTTTGTTGCAATGGCTTCCATTCATCTACTAAATCCATGTAAGCACCATGCTCTTTTCTTAAAAAGTCTTGTACTACTTTAGGTTGGTCATAAACAGGTATGTCATCATTAAGCATTGTGCCAATTGCTTGGTCAGGCAAGTCAACTTTATATCTACCAAAATCTTGTTTTTCAAATGTCTTTTGCCACTCAGCATGGTCAGCTTTTATTTTGTCATGTATCTCAGGTCTGTCTTTGTAACCATCTAACATATTTTGTAAGCTAAACTCAGGACTACCATGTAAACTTGCATTTTCATACATTTCAGCTTTAATGTAATCTTCCTGTTTTATAGCTTCATTGTAACGCTTACTCATTTCGTCTTGGTATGCTCTGTATGACTTGTCGTTTAATCCTTTTTTGTATTCATATTCTTTAGCAACATCTCTGTTTTCAGCATGATAAACTCCCCACCCATAAGCTTGTGCGCCTTCACCACTACCCATTTTGTCTGTGCTAAATCGTTTGAAGTTGTAAGGTGACCCATGCCATACAGTCAATGGTGTCATAAGTCCTGCGTTAGCCGCATCAACCATGCCATCCATTTCAGCCATAAATCTTTGTTGAACAGCAGGATTAGTAGCTACATCTGCTACACCTTTAACAGCAAAACCTGCACCTGCAATCATTGACAATACTTCAGCAGGGTTTTTACGGAACTCTTCTTTGAATCCATCCCAAGTGCCATAGGATGTTTTAAGGTAATTACCAAACTCACTAGCCATTTTACGTTGTGCTTCACCAACGTCTTCACCTAACATATCACCTACTGGTGTTAAATTAAGTACACCACCTGCTACTAAATTAGTTATACCTTCAGCAGTTACAGCAGGATTTGTTATTGCTTGTGCTGAATCACGATACATGCCACCGATGCTTGGCAAAAAGTTTTGTAATGCATTACCTTCTCTATCATCATTGCCTTCACCCCAACCAAGTGCTTGAAAGAATGGACTTTCGGCTCTAGCATCATACAACGCTTTAGCTTCAGCATCTCTTCTTGCTTGTAACTCAGGGTCTACGTCAAGTAATCCACCAAAAAATTCCTTACTGTCTTCCCATAAATCAGACAACAAACCACTCATACTACTCCTTGCAAGTTTCTCCTTAATGGTTTATCCCAGTTCTCATTGAAAGGCTTGTAGCCTATTGCAAGATACCTTGTAGCATCTGCACCATGTGAACTCCAATCGTGTCTTGGTCTCATCCTCCAAGTCTTACCATTATCATCCCACTCTCTGCTGTATGCCTGTAAGGAATCGATAAGTTTCTCACATGATACCTCATCGAAATAGCATTTGTCTAGCATTGTTCTGACTTGTTGTATGCCATCGTCAATTAATAATGATGGTGCTATCTCAATGTTGTTAATGCCTAAGTCCTCAAGCATCTCCATTCTACTCTTACCTGTGCCTAATTCTCTAACTCTAACATCATGTGGTAGAACGTGTTGGTCGTATACATAGCCTTTGTCTTGCAACACCTTGACGTAATGCTCTAGTCCTACACCTGAGCCTTCATAGTAATCAATAATGTGTATCTCAGCTCCTATGAACTGGGCAAAGACTATTGATGTGCTGTCACCTATACCTAAATCCCAACTTGTAACTACACCTTTGGCTCTGTCATATCTAACCTTTGTAATTCTATCTTCATCTTTGGCTCTGCGTAATTCAGCAGAATAATATGCACCCTCTGAGAATATTAAGAAGCCACCTTCCCAAATGTGTTCGTATGACTCAGGACGTTTCTCTTTATCTTCAAGCCTTTGTTCATCGAGAACTGTTGGAAACCATGGATTATCTTGCCATTGCATACTAACTATCTTAGAGTCTGAAGGAAAGCTATCTCTAAACCTTTCATGTGTTGCACTATACTTTGACTCAGGATTCCATGTTATCCATACCTCAGAGTTAAAGCCAATACTCTTATCTTCTTCACGTACTGTAGGCATCAACAAATCCCATGCTCTACCACTAACAGACTCAGCCTCATCTACCCAAGCTATGAGGATGCGAGACTGTGACTTGATACTATCTAATGAACGTCTCAAACCTGCAAATGTGTACGTTATATTGCCATCCTTTGACCTGATAAACTTCTCACCTATCTCGTAATAGTCTGCTAACCAATCAACGCTTAAAATCGCAGATTTAATCTCAGCCATTGATGACTCACCTAACGAGTTCATAAACTCACGACCACACAGTATTGTTCCTCTTACACCTGACATGCCCCAACGATAACCAAAGACTGCTGTCATTAATGCAAAGCTTCTTGTCTTGCCTGACCCACGACCTCCATAAGCACCACGTATTCTTGCTGTGCCTTCAAAGACTGGTATTAATTTATCAGGTAATTGGACTTCAGCTACTTTGCTCATGCTTACTAACTAATTGTATGACTGTTGGCTTCATAGATTCATCACTAGATGTTATGTCTTGCTCCATCTTATCGTGGTATCCATGCTTACCTAAAACAAGCTTAGTTATTGCTGAATTAAATGTGTTGTTGAGACCATTGTTTACAAGGGTTTTGGCTTGAACTTGCATACATCTGCCTAATATGTCGGAAAATCCCTTATCTTTTTGCTTTGCCCAATCATATAAAGTGTCTCTGTGAAGACCTAAATGCTCTGCCATTCCTTCAATGCTAGGAATCATATCACCATACATTTCGTAGTCATTAATGTAGGCTTGAGCTTTCTCTTCTATCTCTTTATTCCATTTAGTTGGTCTAGCCATATTTTTCTCCTAATTAGTTAGGACACTCTCATCAACACTCACTAAAATTTGAAGCACCAAAAGTAGTACGGGAAAATTATAAATGTCCTAGCTAATTAACTCTCTCCAATCATCAGGTAGTTGTAGTTTAATACCCAAGTCAGTTTCAGCAAAGACAATTACATCGTCTATATACTCACCCATCTCTTTAGTATTTAGTTCTGTAGTGGATTTTAAGACAGTTCGTTCTTTATTGCAAACTGTCTCTGTTTGTATCTCTAAAAATTCTTCTCGGCAATGGTCATGAATAGCATCTTTAGTATTGTAAGTCTCTTTACGTATCTGTTCTATTATCATCCAATACAATCGGTTTTGAGCCTGACTTCGTGTCATTGTGTTAGGCTTTATAGTTATGACTGCTTCATCTGTATCACTACCCTTAAAAAAACTACGAGTCATGTTCTCTACAATATCTGCTTTAGGTTTGTCTCTCTTGAGTATTCTACTTAACGATTCACTCACAATAAATAATCTCCTTAATGCCTCACTCATAATCTAAAATTTTGTATGCATATTTAAACAACATTTCTTTTTTAATTAAGTAAGCATCTTTAGCAACTGTATCACCATTACCAACAAAATTAACAAACTGTAAATTGTTTTCAATAATGCAATCTCTTATTCTTTCACGTTCTACAAACACATACTGACTTGGTGTAACAAAAATCCATGCATGTGCTTTACTTGTCATCAACCCTGAAGGTTTACCATACATAGAAATTTCTACTACAAAATTGCCTGTGTACTCACTCTTAAAATCTTGCTTAACTTCATACCCTTTAGCAGTCTCAGGAACAAATATATCAAACTCTTTACAATAAACATTTATAACAAATGCACTAGGATATTGTGTCTTTAAAAGTTCTAAAACTTTTTGCTCTGTGTTTTGACCTACTGCTAAATCTTCTGCAAATGTATTCATGTATAACCATATTCTTCACCAACCAAGCCTTCTTTAACTAACTGTCGCTTAGTTCTTGTTATAGCAAACTCTGCCATCTCTTTAATAAAATGTGGTTTGTAATAAGGATGCACTAAGGAGTCATAGATTTGGTGACAGTTAGCACACCCATAAAAACCTATATCTCTCCCTAAATCATCTGTCATTTTAGTGCCTGTTCCTGCACCGTTTTTGTGACAGAAGACTACTGTCTCATTGCCTAGACATCCATCAAGCTTCAGGGTACAGGCTTTGCCACGTGCTGACTTAGTTATTGCTGTTTGTTTCATACTTCACTTCTTCATTAAGCCACAATATAACATCAGCCACGCTGTAAACAACTTTAACACTTCCACCTGATTCCTCTATTTGTTTTATCATTTTTTTCTGTTGTTTACTTAAATAACCTTTTGGTGTTTTAGTAGCAGGTTTCTTAACTTCAAGTCCATAATACATTCCATCATATACTACAGTTAAATCAGGTACTCCTGCTTTTACACCTTC